GAATTCGCCTGGTAAGATGATTTTATCTTCTTATCAGGAGACTATGAAACAGCTTCAGACTATATAGAACATTAAGTAGGAATTAACCTATTTGATGATTTTCTTTACGGTCTTGGAGTTCACTCAGTCTACATGCAATCCTATGTCCGATTACTACTCTCGCCAAGAGAAGTTAGAAAGGACGACGGAACAGTTGATTTCGTTACAAGGAGAGGTTCGCTAATGGGCGAACCCGGTACAAAAGTTATTTTGACCCTTATTACGAAATGTGTAGATACAAGCGTTAGAGCCGAACTACCTAGATGTTTTTCTAGGGAGACTTTACGCAAGCATCCATTTTAATCTGCCGGAGACGATTAAATTTTAATCGGCACAAGGGAGTACATCGATGAATTCACCGATAACACTCCTTTATTTTCGTGCAAGATTTCAAAAGAGAAATGGCAAGTTTACAAAAGGGGAGCCCCCTTCTGTGAACAAGGCGTTCTCAAAGAGGTATTTTCTCCAAATTTAGTATTTGGTGTTTAGCCTCCTGCAATGCTTGATTTTCCTAAAATGAGATTATTCTCACCAGAAATCAAGGGACTAATTGGTACCTCGGATAGAGATACTAATCCATCCATTGGCAAAGCATGGTAATTAAATCGAATGTTAAGCTGGATTCCAGATCACTTCGACAGAACCATAATCTATTGCCACTATATACGAAATATGTGGAAATATATTCCACATGATTACCGTATTTCTTTACCAACCCAATGGGGTGGTATGGGTATATCAAAACCAATAGTTGATAGAATTCCTTAGTATATTACTAAAGCTATCACACTGCGCGAAAATTGCGAGGATTTGACTACTCAAATGAAGGCACACAAAGCACTCGTCTCATTTAACTCTGATAAAATTCAGGAAAGAGGCAAAAAGATTCCATTCGAAGTGGAATCCGGCTTTGAAGTTTACCTTGACTTTTTCTTCCCATTCTGTCTTGATGTCTAAGGAGTCTTAGATGTGACAGGTATAGGAAATTCACTTAGAGGTTATAACCTTTAGGTTAAGACTAAGGAATTTGCTTCTCTTGGATATGTCCAACTAGGCAATGCACTAGAAAAACTCTGCACTAACGAAGAGGATACTACGATTGATCGTGGTTTCAAAACTCTAAGTTGGCAAAGCAGAGACAGACGTCAGAGAAATCTGATAGCTAAACTACCAGAAACAGAGATTGATCTTGAGAGAGTATCATCACTCAATCCCTGTGACTTATAACTTACTACCCTATTTGTTCCAAATGCTTATTGGACATAGGATGAAGATTCAGAATCTAAGATTTAGGAATTTTCTTTTCCAGGTTTGGAAAAGAACCCAGGAAACGATCGTTTCTTTATGGATTTCCCTAATTAAAGATTCTTCAAAATAGGTTGTCGACTTAATCCAACTCACTCACTTCCTGAACAGGAAGACAGTGATTAGATCAAGTGAGGAACAGTACCAACAATTACCCTTAGAGAAGGGAG